TAAACAAAAAAACATATTTAAAGATTATGGGAAAGATTATTGGTATTGACTTGGGAACAACAAACTCTTGTGTTTCTGTATTTGAAGGTAACGAACCTGTAGTAATCACTAATGCTGAAGGTAAGCGTACAACTCCGTCTATCGTAGCATTTGTTGATGGTGGCGAACGTAAGATTGGTGACCCTGCTAAGCGTCAGGCTATCACTAACCCACAACGTACAATTTTCTCCATCAAGCGTTTCATGGGTGAAAATTGGGATCAAGTACAAAAGGAAATCTCTCGCGTACCTTATAAGGTAGTGAAGGGCGACAACAATACTCCACGTGTAGACATCGACGGCCGTCTCTACACTCCACAGGAAATCTCGGCTATGATTCTTCAGAAGATGAAGAAGACTGCTGAAGACTACCTCGGCCAGGAAGTAACAGAAGCTGTTATCACCGTTCCTGCATATTTCTCTGACTCTCAGCGTCAGGCAACTAAGGAAGCCGGTCAGATTGCAGGTCTCGAAGTGAAGCGTATCGTGAACGAACCGACTGCTGCTGCTTTGGCTTACGGTATCGACAAGGCTGACAAGGACATGAAGATTGCTGTATTCGACCTCGGTGGTGGTACATTCGATATCTCTATCCTCGAATTCGGTGGCGGTGTATTCGAAGTATTGTCTACTAACGGTGACACTCACCTCGGTGGTGACGACTTCGACCAAGTAATCATCGACTGGTTGGTTCAGGAATTCAAGAACGACGAAGGTGCTGACTTGACTCAAGACCCGATGGCAATGCAACGTTTGAAGGAAGCTGCTGAAAAGGCTAAGATTGAATTGTCTTCTTCTACCAGCACTGAAATCAACTTGCCGTACATCATGCCGGTAAATGGTATGCCAAAGCACTTGGTGAAGACATTGACTCGTGCGAAGTTCGAAGCATTGGCTCACAACTTGATCCAGGCTTGTTTGGAACCATGTAAGAACGCGATGCGTGATGCAGGTTTGAGCAACTCAGACATCGACGAAGTAATCCTCGTAGGTGGTTCTACACGTATTCCGGCTGTTCAGCAATTGGTACAGGATTTCTTCGGTAAGGTACCTTCTAAGGGTGTAAATCCGGACGAAGTAGTAGCTGTAGGTGCTGCTGTTCAGGGTGCTGTATTGACAGATGAAATCAAGGGCGTGGTATTGCTCGACGTTACTCCGTTGTCAATGGGTATCGAAACCCTCGGTGGTGTAATGACCAAGATGATCGACGCTAACACTACTATTCCTTGCAAGAAGACTGAAACCTTCTCTACAGCTGCCGACAATCAGACAGAAGTAACTATCCACGTACTTCAGGGTGAACGTCCGATGGCTGCTCAGAACAAGTCAATCGGTAACTTCAACTTGACTGGTATTGCTCCGGCTCGTCGTGGTGTACCTCAGATTGAAGTAACTTTCGACATCGACGCCAACGGTATCTTGAAGGTATCTGCCAAGGATAAGGCAACTGGTAAAGAACAGGCTATCCGCATCGAAGCATCAAGCGGTTTGAGCAAGGAAGAAATCGAACGCATGAAGGCCGAAGCCGAAGCCAACGCTGAAGCAGACAAGAAGGAACGTGAAAAGATTGACAAGCTGAACCAGGCTGACTCCATGATTTTCCAGACAGAAAATCAGTTGAAGGAATTGGGTGACAAGCTCCCGGCTGACAAGAAGGCTCCGATTGAAGCTGCTCTCCAGAAGTTGAAAGATGCTCACAAGGTTCAGGACTTGGCAGGTATCGACGCTTCCATGGCTGAATTGAACAGTGCATTCCAGGCTGCAAGCGCTGAAATGTATGCTCAGAGCGGTGCTCAGGGTGGTGCTCAACAAGGTCCTAACGCTGGCGGTCAGCAACAAGCTAACCAAGGCGGCAAGGAAGATATTCAAGACGCTGACTTCGAAGAAGTTAAGTAGTCTGAGATAACAAACGATAAAAACAGATAACTAAATAGGGTGTAGCTCAATGAGTTACACCCTATTTCTGTTTATACAATTTTTCTTCAATTATGCTTGTATGTTGAAATATTGTTATATATTTGTACCATAATTGTACCGACACTTAAAAGTAGAAAATATGACAACAAATTCAAAATCCGCTTTAAGATAGGTTATAATATGCCAAATATAAGATATGCCAGCAGCTAAATTTGAAATAATCCGTAATTGCAAAGTCTGTGGTACTCCTTTTCAAGCTAAGACCATTGACTCTTGGTATTGTTGTACCAAATGTTCTAAAGTCGCATGGAAAAGACGCAAGGATGAGGAAATCAGAATGCAGAAATTGGATACAATCGTTAAAAAGATACCAAAATCCAAAGAACTGATTTCGGTACCTGAGGCCTATGCTTTATTTGGTATAAGTAAAGAAACTATTTATCGCCTGGTACGTAAAGGTGCTATCACAAGTACTAATTTAGGTGAAAGACAAATTAGACTTAGTAAAGAAGAGCTAATGAAACTATATCCACTTCGTAGGAAGGCTCTTGAAAAGCCCAAGGCGGTACCCAAATTATATAGTATGGAGGAAAAAGACTGTTATACGATTGGAGAAGTTAGCAAGAAATACAAGTTGGATGACAGTACTGTCTACCTACATATTCGTAAATACTCCATCCCTACTCGTCAAATAGGTAACTACGTCTATGTACCCAAGAAAGAAATTGATAATCTATATAAAGGAATGAAGATATGAAAAAGGCATTTGCAAATACAAGAGTTGCGGTAAAGCTTCGCAAATCCGAACATCATGAAGAATGGTATCTATATCTTGAAGCATATCCGGTATTCGAACCTGGCAACGACAAGCCACAAAGAGTACGTGAATATTTGAATAGAATTATCAAAACTCCTCTTTGGGATAAGACACGTAACGCTCGTACTACTTCTGATGGCAAGAAGAGTTATAAACCAAAAAGGGATTTAAACGGAGTCATTTTGTGCAAATCTCAATTGGATCAGGAAATGTGTCTGTATGCCGATGCCGTAAGACGAATCCGCCAAAAGGAATATGATAATGCCGCACTTTATTCCGAAACTGATGCAGAACAAGCAGAACAGTTAGAACGCTCCCATGCCAATTTCATTGAATATTTCGACCATGTACAAAAGACTCGTCATCGGAATAGTTCCGATTCAATCATAGTCAATTGGAGACGAGTATATGAATTGCTGAAAATATTTGCTAAAGGCGACACTATTCTCTTTTCGCAAATAGACATGAGACTGATAGAATCATTCCGTACATTTATGATAAATGCTCCCCAAGGAGGAAACAAAAGCGGAACTGTCTCACAAAACACAGCATCAACCTACTTTTCTATTTTCAAGGCTGCACTCAAACAAGCTTTTATTGATGGCTATCTGACTGTGGATATTTCGGCCAAAGTTAAGGGCATACAAGAAAAGGAAAGTCGAAGAGAATTCTTGACTATAGAAGAATTGAACAAGTTAGCTCAAACTCCTTGCGACCCGCTACTTAAACGAGCGGCCTTATTCTCTGCCCTAACCGGCATTCGTCATTGTGATATCCAAAAATTGAAATGGTCAGAGTTGGAAGAATTCAATGGTAACTACCGAGTGAATTTTACCCAACAGAAAACAAAAGGTGTAGAATATACTCCCATTTCAGAACAGGCATATCAGCTTTGTGGAGAACAAAAAGAAGGTGAAGTATTGGTATTCGCTGGTCTCCCTGATCCATCATGGATTAATCGCCCTGTTAAGAAATGGGTAGAAGCAGCCGGAATCACTAAACACATAACCTTCCACTGCTTTAGACATTCCTATGCGACCCTACAACTAGCTGGAGGAACCGATATCTATACAGTCAGCAAGATGCTTGGTCATACTAATGTTCGTACAACTCAAATATACGCAAAGGTTATTGATGCCAAGAAAGAGAAAGCTACAGAAAAAATAAAAATTAATTTAGAATAAGATTATGGAATACTTGGAATATTATGAATCAGTCAAAGATATCAAAGCCAGTGATCAATTGGTACAAGAAGCATTCTGGGTAATGTCAAAAATGTACAATCCGAATTGGGGTTGGAAAGACAATAAATGCTGTTTAACAAATAAAAAACTGTCTATCGTATATGCTTTTAATATGGCTAAAAGTATAAAAGAATACATTCTTAAATCAAATAATTATAAGAAAGCAATTAAAGAATGTTCAGATAATTTATGGCACTTCTACAAGAAGAAGAAAAATTATGAATGCACATGGCTATATCAAAGAAATACGATACTTGGAATCGTATATTATTTACTCGCAGATGAAAACAACATTAATCAAGATATACTTAAATTTCTAGAAGATTGTACTTTGAAATTCAAATTACCTCTGGTAAATTTTTATATCAAGAATAAAGGTGGCATAATATTTTTCAACGAATTCAAAAACGCTATATTAAAAAAAAATAAATTAAACAACAACGAAAACCAACTTGAAAAATCTTCAAAAAAAGATAGAAAAATTAAAATCGACAAAGAGGTAGCACAAGAAAAATTTAACGAAATCTTTCGAGATGGACTAGACATGGTGAAAATCGGTAATGCCATTGAAAATTTGCTAGAAAACGAAATTCTTAAAAATAAAATTAAAAAATTTCATCAACACTATTGGTACGTTGTTTTTGTATGGTTTATGGAAATCGGTTTTATTGAGATACAAAAGAAAGGTAATATATTTAGGGAATGGCTACAAGCAATGTTCGGGGGAATTGGGTATGCAACTCCTGGTGATTTTAACGAAGCTCAAAAGGTTCTCGGTAATTCACTTCCTTCCGAATGGAAAGAAACTGTAAAGAATAAGGGATATATTGTTATAAGAGATTATATGGCAGAACAATTCAGCGAAAATAAACGTAATGATTTCAAACTAACAAATAGACACATTGATTGGGATTTAAACAAAAAATTGAAAAAACAAGGATAGAATACTAATTAGGAATACTAGTTTACAAGGAAAGCAGGTAGATAATACTACTTGCTTTTTTTTATGTAAAAAAATAAATGAAAACAAAACTAAGAATATCGAAATTTGCAATCGAAACATTAAGCCAAATAAAAAATATGGATAAAAAAAGATTAACATTTGATGATATGCCATCTATATTAAGCAATATCATAGACAATCTTATAACAATAGAAGATAAAGTAAATCAGCTTACTTCATCGACTGAAATAGTAGAAGAATGGTTAAGCGTAAAAGAATTATGTGATTATCTCCCTAGTCATCCAGCAGAACAAACTGTATATGGTTGGACGAGTTCACACTTTATACCTTTTTACAAAAAAGGTAAAAACTTAATTTTTCTAAAATCAGAAATCGATCACTGGCTTAAAAATAGTCATCATAAGTCTTTAACTGATCTTGAATATGAAGCAAAGGAATTTATAAACAATAAGAAATAAAGAATGACAACTATATTTGATTACATTAACTCATTCTGGGCCCTTAACGCCCAAAAGCCATGTTCAACTACCGAAGTGGCTCTCTATTTCTATCTATTGAATGAGGTAAACCACAATCATTGGAACATGCCTGTTAAATGTTGTACTGAGCTGATACGTATTCGCTTAAAAACAACTAAACAAAACATAATAAAAGCTCGTAATGGCCTGAAAGAACATGGATTAATAAAGTTCACTAAAGGTAGAGGTAAAGATGATTTTGCATGCTATACTTTGATCTATAAATTGCAAAAAACATCGAATCCATCGAAGAAATTGAAACAGATGAATACTTCAAAGTTGTCTGATCAATTGTCGGAACCATTGACAGAAATATTGTCTCATTATAATAATAAAACAATAAATAATAAAGACGATTATGGAGAAAAAGAACAAAAAACTCATGAAACAATCCGTTCTCCTATTGATCTAGAAAAAGAACTATTAAACGATAAAATATGGCAACAGAATTTGAAAGATTTATTATCTAAAGACGGGATTGATTTAAATGATGCTGAACTTAAAGAAAGACTAAATACTTTTTTTCTCATGCTGAAAACGACACATCCTAAAGGAAAAAGAGAGTCTGATTGCCGTCAATATGTATATCATTGGTTAAAACATA